TTCTAACGTTGCACAAATCGAAATCCCATTCAGAGGAAGAGTTCTGAAGGTTGCGGGAGACCGCACCTTCGATGTGTGGACTGTCACTATCATCAACGATGAGGACTTCAGAATCCGCACTGCAATGGAACAGTGGATGAACATGCTCAGTAAGTTGGATGACGCTACAGGCGCTACCAACCCAGGATCCTACATGGTTGATGCTTATGTACATCAACTTGGTAGAGGTATTGAGAAGCATTCTACTGGTCATGGCCAAGGTCAAACTTCCCATGTACCTCTCAGAACTTATAAGTTCTTTGACATCTTCCCAACCAACATTGCTCAGATTGACCTGTCTTATGAGTCTACTGATACTCCAGAAGAGTTTACAGTTGACTTCCAGGTTCAGTACTGGTCTTCTGGAACAGGATCTCAAGGTGAAGGAGATCAAACTGGCGTAACGATGACCTGATCTAAGTTGGTACTATTTGTAGTATAATAAATAGTACTAACAGTTTTACGCCCAAATTATAATGGCGAAATTATTTGGTTTTTCCATCGAAGATGGTGATAATAAGCCGAAAGGTGCAGTCTCCCCCGTTCCTCAGAATAATGAGGACGGGGTAGATCATTATCTGACGAGTGGATTTTTTGGTTCTTATGTTGACATTGAGGGCGTCTACAGATCTGAATATGATCTAATTAAACGTTATAGAGAGATGGCACTGCATCCAGAGGTGGATGGTGCAATTGAAGATATTGTTAACGAAGCAATCGTAAGTGATACAAATGACAGTCCTGTTCAGATTGAATTATCTAATCTGAATGCAAGTGATGGTCTTAAGAAAAAAATCAGAGAAGAATTCAAGTACCTTCTTGAATTGCTTGATTTTGATAAGAAGGCACATGAGATCTACAGAAACTGGTATGTGGATGGAAGACTTTACTACCATAAAGTAATTGACCTCAAAAACCCTAGTGATGGTATTCAAGAACTGAGATACATTGACGCACTTAAGATGCGTTTTGTTCGTCAGGCAGGAAAGCAAAAGAAGGAAGATATTAGATATCAACCAAATGCTGAGAAGGATCCTAAAGATGCAGGGTTCCCAAATATTCAAGAATACTTCATCTATAATCAATCTACAAGTCAGATTGGTTCTATCGCAAACAGAGGATCCAATCAAGCATCTCAAGGAATTAAGTTTGCAAAAGATTCGATCACCTATTGTACATCTGGATTGGTAGATCGCAATAAAAATCTTACTCTCTCATATTTGCATAAGGCAATCAAAGGTCTTAATCAACTTCGTATGATCGAAGACTCTTTGGTTATCTATCGTCTGAGTAGAGCACCTGAGCGTCGTATCTTTTATATTGATGTTGGTAATCTGCCTAAGATGAAGGCAGAACAGTATCTCCGTGATGTGATGATGAGATATCGTAACAAACTTGTATACGATGCTCAAACTGGAGAGATCCGTGATGACAAGAAGTTCATGTCTATGTTGGAAGACTTCTGGCTTCCTAGACGTGAAGGTGGTCGTGGAACAGAGATCTCTACTCTTCCTGGAGGTCAGAATCTTGGAGAATTGTCTGATATCAAATACTTCCAAGAAAAACTCTATCGTTCTTTAAACGTTCCTACATCTAGAATTGGTGGTCAAGAAGGATTCAATCTTGGTCGTTCTTCTGAAATTCTGAGAGATGAACTTAAGTTCACTAAGTTTGTTGGGCGACTGAGAAAGAGATTCTCTGCTATGTTCAATGATCTTCTTAAAACTCAGTTGATCCTTAAGAACATCGTATCTCCAGAAGATTGGAATGTGATGTCAGAGCATATTCAATATGATTTCCTCTATGATAATCACTTCTCAGAACTCAAAGATGCGGAGTTGATGACTGAGAGACTGAATATTGCTGCAACCGCAGAACCTTACATTGGTAAGTATTACTCTCAAGATTATGTCCGTCGTAAGATTCTTCGCCAAAGTGATGAAGAGATTATCGAACAGGATAAGTTGATCAAGAAGGAAATTGCTGCAGGAATTATTCCTGATCCCAATGCACCCATTGATCCCGCAACTGGAGAACCAATGGCTGGTGGTGGAGAAGATTTGGGAGAACCAATTCAAGAACCAAATCTTGATGGGGCAAAAGACGGAGGAAGCACAGAAGCACCTGAAATAGTTTAATTATGAATTTATATCATAGGTTTTTGAATATTGGGGATTATGTCCCCAATATTGACGTGTCAAAATATAAAACAGAAGGAATTCGTTGGCCAGAGTTCCATAAACAATTGGAATTTGAAGATCTTGGCAACGATAAAATAAAACCATGGTTAGAGAGTATGGGATTTACCTCTACATGGATTGAATTTTTTTATACGCCACCACACGATGATGGTGTAATTCACTCTGATAATGTTTATTATGCTGATTGGGCAAAAATAATCTTTCAGTTTGGTGGTAAAGGTAGCACCATGAGATGGTGGAAATCTGACATGGTGATGAGAGTCAGCACCAGCGCAGAGCAAGTTTGTTCTACACAGATCCCAGAGAGAAGTGAATATAATGTAGGTGATAGAACTAATGACCATTATCATGGACAAGTTCTTGTGACTAGAGAGCAATACTCTACTTTAGAATATGAAGCAGATGTATCTACTCCAAGTTTGGTGAATGTGGGTCCTCTCCATAGTTCACATAATCCAACAGACAATAAGAGATTTACTATTACTATTGCACTGATGGATAAAAATACTCCTTATGAGAGAAGAATTTTATGGGATGAGGCAGTTGAAGCGTTTAAACCTTACACAGTTGATTCTTTAGTAAACCCTTACGCCTCAAGATAAACACAGTGTGAGGATCATTTCTATCGAATTCTTTGAATTCAGTATCTACTGTGTAAGTGTCTTTACCGCATTGAATTTGATGTGGGTATTCAGTATCTTCGTCAAAGATAAACGCTTTTTGAAGTTTTAAAGTATCGTCAGTGACTAGATTCAAGTCAGATAAAATATCAAAAATACTTTCTTTATTTCTGAACATAAATGCAAAACTTGCGGCATGAAGAGTATGCCCATGTTTACCTTGATCTAAAATCTTACCAGTCTTCATGTAGTGAGATACTGATCTTTCAATTTCTCTATAGTGATCTCCAATAACACCAGAATCATTTTTTATATAATCAAATAGTTTATCATAAAAAGATCTATACCCCATCCCAAAACTATTGAGATGTTTTGCAACAAGTTGAGTATATCCAGCAATATGAAATTGAATGACTAACCAACCATAAAGATACGCTTCAATTAGTTCGTCATTAGACATTGTATTGGTTTCCGAAATCAATTCAATGACTTCTTTAATGCCATGATCATCTTTACTGAAGGACATATAGTCTTCTGCTTTGATAGTTTTAATACCATGAACTTCTCTTGACAGCGCACTATTTAAATCAGTATCACCAAACATTTGGCAGAACCAAACATCGATAGATTCATGTTGTCCACACTCAAGTATCTGAGCAAATCCATCCTTCCAAGATTCTAAAGTCTCTTCAGGCAATCCAAGTATCAACTCAGTGTATGTTTTTACGCCATATTTTTTACTCTTCTCGATTTGCTCAGAGATTTTATTGATACTCATGTTCTTTCTCTTAATAGATTTAAGAGTTGGTTCATTCATACTCTGGACACTAAGTGTCACTCCCCTACTAATATCACCAAGAACTTGAGCAATTTCAAAGATAACTTCAGTTGAGTTCTTTGAATATTGAACATTAATCGCTTCTATTTTACCACGATTTGCTGCATCTCTGAAGAGTTTGGCAATCTCAAGATCTCTCTCCTTGAACATTCCAAAGTTTGCATCTGCATTAAATATGAATCCAACATTATTCCTCGCTGCCCAATTAATATCATGTTCGATTCTTTCTAACCCAAAGTGCTTGACTTTTTGATAGGTCATTCCACCCCAGTCACAATAAGTACATCTGTGAGGACAACCTCTATTGGTCTCTATTGTCATAGACCAAAGAACGTCGGGATTGTCTGCAACTATTTTATTGAATACTCCCAATTGATATGGACTTTGAAAGTCAAGATCATCTATTCTTTCTTTTTTATAGATTCTTTCATAAGGTTCGTGCATTATTATCTTCCTAAGAAGATCTAAAAATGATTGCTCACCCTCAGAGATAATAATACAATCAATAAAGTCATACTTTGCAAGTTTCTCGGTTGCTTGGGGTCCACCAAATTCTATAACACAGTTTGGATACTTCTCCTTTATCAACTTGGCAACATGTAAATTGTATTGCTCATTCCAAATGTAAGTACTGAATGCACAAACTACTGGGTCCTCTAATCTAGCAACGAGTTCTTCTGGGTTCTCTCTTTTAAAAATAAAATCTTTTAAGTGATATCCACTAGCAACATCACCATATTGTAGGCAATATGCCCAAAGGCAACCGACACTATAAGGCAACCAATACGTATCTTCCTTTCTGACTTCTACCGCATACTGCGGTTGGAACATGTATAAGTTTCTCATAGTTCTGTGATTTTATTTTTTAGAAGATTCTTTCTTTTTAAAACCCAAATATCATCTCTTTCTTCTTCCATTCTAGCATTATCTACCAAATATTCTCCAACATGTTGAGGGTATTCTACATTTGGATTATATATGTAACTTCTTTGTAGTGCCATAATGTCGTCTGGAATAAACATCCCACAACAGTTCCTAATGTAATTGATGACAATTTCTTTATGAGACCAGAAGAATTCAAAGTCAGTTCCCATGCTCAATTCAAGAGTATGCCCAGTATCTTTATCCGACAAAATTTTTCCATTCTTTAGATAACTAGATACTCGTTCTTTTAACTCTCTAAAGTGTTTTCCAAGAGAACTATAATCTTTGCCTAATGTGTCAAATATATTATCATAAAACTTACGATAACTAACTCCAAATTCTTTGTTCAAATAATTGGAGATTATCTCAGAGTATCCGTTGATGTGTAATTGTATGATCATCCATGAATAGAGATATGCCTCTATCATTTCGTCTGTAGACATTGAATTTGTTTTATTAATAATCTCAACAACTTCTTTTATGTTGTCTTCTTTATTTGTAAATGACACGTAGTCTTCAGCGTTGACAACTTTAATGCCGTACTTATCTCTATTAGAATTCAACTCAGTATTACCAAATACCTGGCAAAACCAAACATCAATGCTGTCTTGTCCACAATCAAGAAGTTGGCATATACCATCTTTCCAGGATTCCAAAGTTTCCTCAGGTAAACCCAAAATTAATTCTGTATATACATTTAAGTTACGTTCTCTTGCTTTCTTTACAAACTCAGCATTCTTTTTATTGTTTTGCCTTTTGATTGCGCGAAGAGTGGGTCCATTCATGGATTGAACGCTCATACTCACGCCACGTCTATCATATGGACCAAGTGCCTCACTAATATCAAAGACAACATCTGTTGCATTTTTTGTATACTGAACAGTCAAGTCATCAATGATTGCATCTGGGTGATCTGCTGCTTTTCTCAACATTTTTGCTATTTTAAGATCTCTCTCCGCAAATATTCCAAAGTTTGCATCTGCCAGCATTAAGAATCCAACTCGGTGTGTAGACATCCAATCAATATCTCTTTCAACTTGGTCAAGATCAAACTTCTTGATGTTGTTCATCCAAGTTCCCCAATCACAAAAAGTGCAGTGATGGGGACAACCTCTAGTAGTCTCAACCAAAGCTGCCCAATTATATTCTGGATATTGATTTACGATATCATCAAAGATTCCAGATTCATATGGACTGGCATAACTCAAGTTTTTTAATTGAAGTCGTTCATAAACTGGAGGTATTGGATATCCATTCTTTATTCTATTCAGTAGGTTGGCAAATGCTTGCTCACCTTCTCCAAGTAAAACAGTATCTACATATTCTCTATCTACTAGACCTCTTGTTGCTTGTGGTCCACCAAATTCAATAATACATTTTGGATATCTTTTTTTAATTTCTTCTGCAAGAATTAAATTATACTGTTCGTTCCAAATATATGTACTAAAAGCGCAAACATCAGGATCTTTTATTCTATCGAGGACTTTATTAATGCTCTCCCTTTTAAATACAATCTCTCCTAGTTCACATTCTGGTATCTGTTGTTTTGCATAACTCCAGAGACAACCAGCAGCATAAGGTAACCAATAATTCTTTGTTCCTTTAATTGTAATCTCGTGCTGAGGTTGGAACAAGTATACCTTCATTATTTTTCATTGCCAAGTCGTAAAAATATTTATCGTCCCATCTGGAGATGTCTCTCTCCATCAGAACATCAGTGTCCTTATTATAGGTAAAAAAATCGTCAAGTGTAAACTTATCTCTATCATGATACCACCATTCGTAATATGCTTCGTGGCATTTGACAAAACTAAGTTTTGGTTCCCAAGAGCGTTTCTCGAATGGTCCAATATGACTAATACCAGCAAAGTATGGATTGATTGGTATCAATGGTAAAGAATAACCACAACCAGATTGATTGATAAAATAATCTGGTCCACCAGACGTTCCGTCATATCTTAATCCATCATGTATACCAGATTCTCTATCAATATACATTGCATTGGCGATATTATAGTCAAATTTAAACTTACCGTTAGGATAATGCAGACTAAGAAGTTTTTTTATGTAGTCTCTGTTTAATAGAGATGCCCCTAGAGAATACTCTGGTTTTGTTGGATGCAGATAAAAAGGTATTACATACGGTGTCTCAAATCCTAACTGCAAACAATCCCATCCAATTGGAAGACGTTCAATTAGTTCACCCCATTCAAAGTGCCAGCGACTAACAAGTGATAAATCATAATCATCTTCCATCAAGATCATGTATTCATCATTAGTGCTGTCAATCCACTCTTGAAAGAATATGAATAGACCTGCAGAATAGGCATTTATGTAGTGAGAAGTATCTTCGGAATACTCTCCTACCAAATCATCCCAATACCATTTGAACAATGTTCCGTCTTTTGGAAATTGTTCCATTGGCAATCTTGTATACTTCAGTCCCAATGTTTGGAACTGACTCTCCATATATTGTCTACGTTCAGTCTTATTAGTTACATTAGTATAGTAAATATGTGGAAGATCCATCAAAAAAGTTTTATTTTATTTATCCTAAATAACTGAGTAATCCACATTGTAACAATGGACGACATTTTAGATATGATCATCGGTGACGAATCTCCATCGAACGTCTCTGATAAGATCAAAGATTTGCTCTATGCAAAGACTTCGGAGAAGGTAGAAGCACTGAGACCTGAGGTGTCAAACGGTATGTTTGATGGCGAAGATGAGGTCGAAGACTGAACCGTAATAAATAACTAAATACTCGATTACGTTCAGCGATGAAACTGATAAGAGAAGAGATTGAGAAGGTTGAAGTTCTCACTGAGACCGTTAATGGTAAGAAGAACATGTTCATTAAGGGCGTGTTCCTTCAAAGTGAGATGGTCAACCGTAACGGTAGAATGTATCCCTTTCCAATCATGGAAAGAGAGGTGAAGAGATATTCTAAGGATTATGTTGCTAAGGGCAGAGCACTTGGCGAACTGGGTCATCCCGATGGTCCAACCGTAAACCTCGATAGAGTATCGCACAAAATTACTGAACTCAAGCAGGACGGTAATAACTTTATCGGTAAAGCACAAATTCTGCATACCCCTATGGGTAAGATTGCAGAAGCACTTCTCAAAGATGGCGTAACACTCGGTGTGTCTTCTCGTGGAATTGGTTCTTTGAGAGATAACGTCAAGTCGGGTTACAAGGAAGTTGGTGAAGACTTCATGTTAGCAACTGCTGCTGACATTGTTGCTGATCCATCTGCTCCTGATGCTTTTGTTCAAGGCATCATGGAAGGTAAAGAATGGGTTTGGGATGGAGGTATCCTCCGCGAAAAACTCGCTCAACAAACACAAATGAGAATTGAAGCAGCATCTAGACAAAGGGTATTAGAAGAGAAGAAATTGGACCTGTTCAATGACTTCCTGAATAATCTTTAAGACGCTATATATACAGTTCAACTTTTAAAAATAATAAATAAATATAGATTAAATTACAAAGGTTAATCGGAGAGTCTCAAATGTCTAGTGACAACAACTTACAGGAAATGGAAGCAGGCACAACTCAATCCAAGACCGCTGTCAATGCTGGTGCAAAGGCAGGCGATCCCATGCAGAAGCTTGCTCCTGGCGCAGTAGCAGGTCAGACGGGATCGTATGAAGATCTTGGTGGTCCTACTCCAGACAACTATAAGTCTGACGACGAATCAGCTAAGCTGAAAACCCCTGGCGCAACCCTCAAGCAGGTACGCGACGTTGTAAACAAAGGCGCTAAGTCTGCGG